GATTATGGAATCGGTTTTTATACTAAGTATGGTGACGGTGGTGTTGACATTGCTCCCATTGCTGACCTCTACAAAACAGAAGTCAGAGAACTTGGAGGATACCTTGGAGTGATTCCACAGATCATTGATGCAAAACCAACTGATGGTTTATGGGATGATGGTAGAACTGATGAAGATCAGATTGGTGCTACTTATGAAGAGTTAGAAGAGGCAATGGAAAAGGGAGAAGGAAAGGCTATTGATATTCTATATAAATTTAACAATCAAAACAAGCACAAGATGCAACCTATCCCCACATTTAAACTATGAAAATTGGAGTTATCGGTGCAGGGAGACTAGGTATTTGCTTTGCTCTCCTATGTGAACAAGCAGGATATGATGTATTAGTATCTGATGTTAGGGAAGATTATGTGAAAAATCTTCGCAACAAATTCATTAGTACTAATGAACCAGAGGTTTCTAAATTACTGTCAACATCTCCCAGACTTTCTGCTACGAGTAGTAATAATAAAGTCATTAGAGAATGTGACATCATCTATACTCTTGTTGCAACTCCATCTAAAAGGGATGGTAGTTATGATGTGAGTGCAGTATGGGACGTGGTTCAGGATATTAAGAAGGTAAAAAAAGTACAAGGTAAGGCATTTGTAGTAGGATGCACTACAAATCCAGGTGACTGTGAAAAATTTCAGAATGAATTAGATAAGTTTGGTGTAGATGTCTTTTATAATCCAGAGTTTATTGCACAAGGAACAATCATTAAGGATCTTAGAACAGCTGACATGGTTCTAATTGGTGGTAAGAGAAATGAAACTTATGATTTCTTATGTGAACTTTATAATAGGATTCAAGAAACTCCACCTAAGATTAGTATCATGTCTACGACTGCTGCTGAACTTGTAAAACTTGCGGTCAATTGTTTCCTTACTACCAAGATCAGTTATGCAAACATGGTTGGTCAGGTCATGGCATTGTCTGGTATGGAAGATGAGATCCCCATAGTTCTAGGTGCAATTGGTGATGATAGTAGAGTTGGTAGAAAGTATTTAAACTTTGGATTTGGATTTGGTGGCCCTTGTTTGCCTAGAGACAATCGTGCTTTTGCTGCACATGCCAAGCAACTTGGTTTGGATTATGATTTAGGAAGCACTACTGATAATTTTAATAATGAACATGCTACTTTCCTAAAAGATTATTTTGTTTATAGAAATCCAGAGAATCTTCCTTTCTATTTTGACTATGTTTCTTATAAGAAAGGAACTGATATACTTACAGAGAGTCAACAGTATAGACTCTGTATCGATTTGTTGGATGATGGATATACAGTTTACATCAATGATAATGATGCTATAATGGATATGATTAGTGATGATCTGTTCGATAAGTATCCAGACACTATTAAGTTTGGAGAACCTGATGATGATGTTTACCCAATTAAATTCTAATGGATCCAGCAATATTTGATAAGAATAAATCTGTCTACAAGTTGAAGAACTTTGGGCCCATTTATTACTTAAATCTTGATGGGCAACCAGAAAGAAGACAATATATGGAAGACCAATTTAAATATTGGGAGATAACAGATTACACACGCATATCTGCTTATGATGGAAGAGAAGATGATCTAAGTGATATCCTTACGGGAACTTATCCTACCAATATGTCTGGTGGTGAGATAGGATGCACTACTTCTCATCTTAATGCAATCAAGCATTACTTAGATAATAGTGACTCTCCTTATGCAGTCATCATGGAAGATGATTGTAATCTAGAGATGGCAAAGTTTTGGAACTTTACATGGGATGATTTCATGGCCCATGCTCCTTATGATTATGATGTAATTCAGATAGCAATCATATGCACAGGAGATATACATGTTAGATTGCATAAGAGATTTGTAAATGATTTCTCCACTGCTTGTTATATTATTAGTAGACACCATGCAGAAAAGTTAGTAAGACTTCATTGTAGAGGAGGATATACAGGAGAACAAAAGTATAAACTTGACAATGGATGTAAACCTAGACCTGTTGCAGATGATTTGATTTATAATTCTGGTAATACTTTTGCTATTCCCCTTCTCTTATACAGAACTGAATTAGGATCTTCTATTCATCCAGTCCATATAGATGCTTTCCATACTAAGAACTATGAGGCTCAATATAATTTCTGGTTAACTAACGGATCAAATGTTGATATCAAAGAATATATGGATTATGATCCTTATTTGGGACGTATAACCGAACCTTCTACACCTCCACAACCTGCTTGACAATATCACAAACATCTGTTAATATAAATAAATATTATACAAAGGAATCGAAAGATCGTACCCCTGTGTTAATGTACAGTATCCCATGTCGGGGATGCTATCATCCGCAGGGTTTTTTAATGCCCATGCGAGACAAATAAAAACAATCATGTCAATCAAATCAACAATCGCAGCTGCATTTGCTGCACCATTTCTACTTTCTTCAGCTGCTTTTGCTGGTCCTTATGTGAATGTAGAAGCAAACGGTTCATATCCTGATGGAGATTACACAGGTGCTACTACAGACGTTGCTGTAGGTTTCGACGGAACAACAAGCGAAGGTAAGGTAGCATATTACATACAAGGTGGTCCAGCATTCGTTCATACTGAGTCAACTGACGATACTGAGACTGAGTTCTCTGGTAAGGCAGGTGCTTCTGTAGCAATCAACGAAGATCTATCTGTATATGGTGAGATCTCTGGTATCTCTGCTGAGAAGAATAACGACGATGTTATCAACTACGGTGGTAAGATCGGTGCTAAGTTCGTATTCTGAAAGGATACAGTTACTGAATCAGTAACAACTGAAGAACTCTAAATAGAAATGAGTTCGAGATGGATCAAGACCCCTTTACAGGGGTCTTTTTTTATGCTATATTATTGAAGTCAAGGCTTCGCTACCTCTGACTGCGGTGCTCCCCTTTGGTGGTTTCAGGAGTAGCGGCTATAGGAAACCACCACACTAATAGTTTACATGAAAAAAACAGAAGATATACTAATGCATCCACTCTGGTGTGGTCCAGTGATGCTTATGTTTATGGTAGTAATGATACAGACTCTTCATACTCTTACTCATTGGAGAATGGAGATAGATGCTGATGCTTATTGTAAAAACAATGCTGAGTGGGTAGAAAGTAACACAGGAGGGTATGATGATGATTATTAATTTGCTATATACATATACAGTTATTATGTCTGCAAATGGAAATTAAAAATATAAGTAAGACCAAGTTGTTTGCCCTCGGATTAGGTGGACTACTTGGTCTTTCGCATCTAGGTATGATTGGTATCATTGCTAATCGAAAACCAGAGAGTAAGTTCCCTCAACTCAACATTCCTGTGAGTGAGTATACTTCTTATAGTGTTCAGGCTAATGAAGAAGGATATGCTATTAACTATAGAGCAAATGATCCTTTAGTTATGGCTACCACTAAAACTATACCTGGCAAAGGTGGATTGTTTAGTAAAGGTGAACCTACTCAAATTGTAAAACAATATACAATGGACGGGGCAGAGCATCATGACGGACCTGTTTCTACTAGGTCTGCATGGATAGATCCATCAGGGTTGACAGGTGAAGGCGAAAAGAAGATTAGTGCCAAGACCATTGAGTGCATCAAAGCACGAGGTAGTGGAGAAGGAACAGGTAGGATGGTCGGTGGGAGCGTTGGTGCTTCTGTTGGTTCTGGTCTTTCCTCTATACCTTTTGTTGGTTGGGTTTTGGCTGGTGCTGCTTCGATGATCGGCATGAATGAAGGTGCAGAGATCGGTGGAGACCTAGCAGAGTCATTTAGTGATGCATGTGTGGAAGAGATAGAATAGTGTAGTTAACACTACTGTTTACATTAGTTTACATAAGGTATCATTATGGGGGTCATTAGACCTCCTTTTTATTGTTCGGGTATCACTATTGTTAAGATACTTTACAAGATTTAATCTTTCCTATATAATTATGTTACGTTACTTAACAAAAGAACTCGATGACTTCTTCATCAACCACTGAAAAGTATACCGTTACTGAATACGGCAAGCAAAACATGTTTGGTGCAGAAGTAGCACCTTGGGTCGATCAGAACGACAACTATGAAGGTTATGCTCCTAATGCAGAAAAAACCAATGGTCGTTGGGCTATGATAGGTATCGTTGCACTACTAGGTGCGTATATCACTACTGGTCAAATTATTCCAGGTGTATTTTAATGACTACTATTCCAACATACGACTTTCCACATTCCCCAATCCTTCTCATAGGATTCGCTGGAATTGCAGTTGCACTCTTCACTCTTTACACAGTGAACAAAGCATACTTTAACTCACCATTTAGAGGTTGATATGAAAACTATGTTACAAACCCTATTTCTAGGTACAATTGCAGTAGCAGTTGTTTATTCACCCGCTATTGCATACGTCTAATGAATTACTGGAAGAACGCAGAACAACTCAATGGTCGCATGGCGATGATGGGTTTCTTTGCCGCCGTAGTTAACTATGGATTTACTGGCTGGGTAATACCAGGCATCTTTTGACTTAACAGGTCTCTTTAAGCTCTATTCCTATTACAAATCTAAGAACAATGACACCAGAAGCAGAAAAATTTAACGGTTGGATGGCAATGATCGGTTTCGTAGCCGCATTCGGAGCATATGCAACAACAGGACAAATCATTCCAGGTATCTTCTAATGAACAACAAACAAATCTTTTTAAAAGCAAACGGACGTGCAGCAATGATTGGATTCATTGTTCTATGTGCATCATACGCAACAACTGGTAACCTTATTCCTGGTATAGTTTAATGGCAAAACAAACAACAAAGAAAACTGAAGACAAGGTAGATTTTTCTATCGCTGAGAAATGGAATGGCATTGCAGCCATCGTTGGATGTGGAGCACTTATTGTTTCCTATTCACTATCAGGTCAAATCATACCAGGTTTTGTGTAATGTCTTGTAGGTTATTTACAATCAAGAAAAGTGATCTACTAAGATTATTAGTGGCAATAAACTTGCCTTGGATAGCAGTTTCTGCTACCGCAGGTTCCTTGATTGGTATTATTACCTAGTCTAAAACTTTACATATCTAAATAATTACTCGTAACTTATCAGCATATCAGAATAAATGAGCGAATTTCAAACCGCAGTCGATACATTCCCCATCTGGAAAGCAGTTCTATGGATATTTTATCCTGTAACATTGCTTGTTGGATTGGAATTGTTTCTCCGTGGATTTGATGATGATGATGACGATGAGGGTGGCAAAGGTATAAGAGTTGCTAGAATGCAACCAGTATACGCACCCTCACCATCATGATTGATTATTCTCATCATTATTGGAGATATGCAGAACGTTGGAATGGCCGTTTTGCAATGGTCGGAGTACTGATCTTAATTCTAAAAGCATGTATCAATTAATTTTCGTTGCAGCAGTAGCAGCAACAGCATACACAAACGGTTTATCTTTTGTCTTTCAATGATACCACTAGCAGTTTTATTAACATCCCTTCCACCAGGCTCTAGAGATCTTGTAGAGTTTGGATTTTTTGTGACTGTGGGAATAACCGCAGGTTCACTAGGTTTAATATGATTAACTTTGCAGAAATTTATCAAATGGTATTCATGACAGTAGTTGGTGTTATAATGATAACTACTATGTTCATGACCATGATGTCCTACATGATGGAGGATTAATGAAGGACAAGAAAGCAGCAAAAAAATTATTGAAGCTTGCTAAAAAACATCCTGATTGGTATACTGAAAAGGATGTTTATTATGCTAAGATGGTAAAAAAACAGATCAAAGAACAGGAGAAAACTGAGAATGAATGACATACTAACAGAAGAGCAAATGACTCTTCGCCAACAAGTTTTAATGATTCTGTTCAAAGAGTTTGGTAAAGGAGAGTATTCAAATAAATCAATATACGAGTGTGCCGATGAATGGATAAGTAAAGGTCATAAGATTTCTGCAGGGGTTGTCAAATATTACGATGCGTATTATAATAAATAACTTACTTACTGTAATACAATGCAAAAAATTGTAAATGTCCTTGCTATTGCGTCTGGTATTGTATCTGCTGCCGTTGTCGCTAGTGGCGTATTTGTATATGTCAACAGAGATTCGATTGTTGATAGCATCAAGTCTCAAGCTATTGAAGCAGTTACTGGGTCTTTAGGTGGTGGACTAGGAGGAGATCTTCCTATCGGTGCTCCTGATCTTGCTGCTCCTAGTGATTCTGCAAATGCACCTGTACCTTCTGGTGGTTTAGGAGTTCCTACTTTCTAAATAAGATAGTTGCTTGACTATCATGGCTGATGAAGTAAAAGAAGAAGTAATAGAAGAAGAACATCATGAGGAACCAAAGAAGAAAGGCCCTCTAGGTAAATTAAAGGATGCTATTCTCCCTGATGCTGAAGAACAGGCAGCGATCATTAGTACAGCTGTCAGAATAGCTGTTCTTGCCTGGTCGGGGGGAATTTTGACTTTAAATTACGTAGCTATACCAGGTGTCCCACAGCAGAAAATAGATCCGACCTTTATTGCTTCAGTTTTTACAGGAGTTTTGGCTAGCTTTGGAATCCAGACCGCATCTAAGAAAGGTGATGGTACTATGAAAATGAATGGCAATGGTAATGGTAATGGTGGTGGCAATGGTGGTGGTATTAGTAAGAAAGATCTTGAGTTGTTAATTGAAAAGGCATCTCAGACTGGTCCTACTCAAACAATTAGAATTGAGCAAGCACCTATTAAGATAACTACTGACGAAAAACCTTATCAGTTGTAAAAATGAAAAAAGTAAAAGAGATTGCCCACAATATTAAAGAGTGGGACAAAAAATGGGCAAAGAAAATTCAAGACAAGTTTAACTTGACTGACTATCAAATGCTCTGTCTTGCATTTGGTAAAGGAGTCATCATTGGTGCGATTCTTCTTTGATGGAACTAACCGAAGAGAATGTGATAAAGGTTCTTGAAGAACTCATGCCTTACATAGAGGCAGATGGAGGCTGGTTAGAGTTTGTAGAGATAGAACATGAAACTAATTTTGTTAAGGTAAGACTTGGAGGTGCATGTTCCACTTGTGCAATGAGTGCTATCACATTGAAACAGGGTATAGAAAGTAAACTAACGCATGAGATTCCTGATTGTTATGGAGTTGTGCAGGTTCTCTAACTGAGTCAGTGAGTCCACACTAAAATAGGCAAAAATTACTATAGTATGCTATAAATATGCTTAGTACTGGGATTGAAAAATCATGCCCCTGACGCAACAGAAGCATTATACTGTCGGTTATCACGACACTAAACTACATCATTTTGAAATCTGTGAGTATGCTGCAGATTCATATGAAGCAATACAACACTCTAAAGAGGATGTTCCTTATCTACAGGAGCATCCTCATTTTATTGATTATTGTGTGAATGAAGAAGTCCAAAAAGTGGCTGACTTCATGGCAGCAGGAATACCTATGGGACATTAGATATGAAACACGAAATAATGTGGTGGATGAGTAGACTCACCATCATGGGAACATCTTTAAGTTTATCATTCTGGTTAGCAGCACAAGCATATGCTTAATGTATAAACATAAATAATCGTAAACATATGTGAACCTTATGCTTTCTACTCAATATAGGTTGAGGTTAGAAGCAATCTGTAAAGATATTGCTTCAGGAACAGAAGTTAGTTTAGAAGATATGATTTGGGCCGAAAAATTATCTAAGGCAAATACCGCAGCAAGAGGTATGTTAAACACTGCAAGAAGAATGAATACAGACCCTACTGATTCTTTTCTGAATGAGTTGAACATTGGAGACCCCGACTCAACTCATCATCGCAGGGGTTTCGGAGATCCGCAAGATGTGGTAGACTGGTTTCATAATGAAAGATCTGATGACTGGAGACAACGTGACTGATGATTTTGCACCTCTTGATTTTAAAAAAGAGGGTATTGTATTAGATTATAAAACTGCTGGTGTTGATATAGATGCTGGCAATAAATTTGTAGAGGAACTCAAAAGAAAAGTTCCTAAAGTTGGTGGATTTGGTGGTATGTTTAATGTTCCCGTAGGGTACGAGGAACCTGTTCTGGTATCTGGAACTGATGGTGTAGGAACTAAGATTGATATTGCACAAGCTGCTGGTGACTATACAACTATTGGTATAGATCTTGTTGCCATGTGTGTGAATGATATAATCACCTGTGGTGCTGACCCGTTATACTTCTTAGATTACATTTCTACTAAGAAGTTGGACGATAATGTTGCAGATATCATGGTGGGTATCCTTAAAGGATGTGAGATAGCAGGTATGCAACTCTTGGGTGGAGAGACTGCTGAACATCCTCAGTATCAGATGAAGATTGACCTTGCTGGATTTTGTACGGGTATAGTAGAGAAGAAAGATATTATAGATGGAAAGAGTATCAAACCAAGTGATAGAATTATTGGACTAGCAAGTAGTGGTCTCCATAGTAATGGATATAGTATTGTTAATTACTTGGCACGTAGACTTAAACTAAACTATTGTAATCATCCTGAGTTACTTACACCTACTACAATCTATGCACCTGTTGTAAAGAAACTGTTGGAGAAAGTAGAAGAAGTATATGGTATGGCTCATATCACAGGTGGTGGTATTCCAGAGAACTTACCACGTTGTTTACCTAAAGGATTAAAAGCACATGTGGATTGGAATGCATGGAGTGTACCAGAGATCTTCTTAGAGATTCAACGTCAAGGTAATATGGATGAGTTGGAGATGAGAAGAGTATTCAATCTGGGTATTGGATATTGCGTGATTGTTCCTGCTAATCGTGTTGAGCTTACCATGAATATTATTAAAGATGAAGGTATAGAGTGTTGGGAAATAGGCGAAGTTTATGCAGGGTGATGTTGTATGGTCAATAAATATTATGGTAGGATTGCTCTTAGTTTTAGTAAGTGTTAGTATATACTGGATTTTCAAATATGATGAATGGTATCCTAACGACAATGTTCATAGTCACATCTCCCATGAATCCCAACGCATGGATTCAGGAGATGAGAAATCATCAAAGTGAGCAAACCAGAACTCCCGCACAAGAATCTATAAATAATGCACTAGAAGATTTGGAGATCGATTATGGGAGCGATGGTTCCACCGTCAAGGAAGAGTTGTTACAATTTCCGAGTGGTGAAGATAGACAAAGTGGTGGACGGGGACACGATAGATGTGACCATCGATCTTGGATTCGATTTATACAAGAAAGAACGGGTAAGGATTGCGGGAGTTGATACTCCAGAGAAGAGAACTAGAGATCTGGAAGAGAAAGCATTAGGACTTGATGCTACTTATTGGATGAAGAAACAACTAGAGGATACTATTGCAGGTGATGAAGAACTCATTATTAGAACTGAACTTAAGGGTGGCACTGGGAAGTATGGTAGGCTTCTTGGTTGGCTCTATGTTGGCGATGATACTATTTCCTTAAACGAACAAATGATTACGGAGGGTTATGCTTGGGCATATGATGGCGGCACTAAACAGAAAAATTTTGAGGAGTTACGTGAGATTAGGCGTTCGTTTGGGACTTTGGTTGAGTAACGATCAAGTAACACTGAATCAGCGTGGTGAATGCACCAGAAGACTATATGCTGAATGGTCTATACCAACGGAGGAATATGAAAATGAAGGATGAATTATTAAAACTTTTAAAAGAACATGCTTACAGGAAAGGAGACTTTAAACTTTCCTCTGGTAAGAAAAGTGAGCACTATGTTAATTGTAAACCAGTTACATTAAGTGCTCAAGGTATAAATGTAGTAAGCACTTTGATGTTAGAATGTATAAGTTCTGATGTTGTTGCTGTTGGTGGTCTTACTTTGGGTGCAGATCCTTTAGTAACTGGTGTTGCTATGGCATCTGAGGGGTGTTTATGGGCTCCTGATTTGAATGGTTTGATAGTTCGCAAAGAACCAAAAGGATATGGCACAGGTGCATGGATTGAAGGCCCTTTACCGTTGGAAGGATCTAAGGTAACAGTATTGGAGGATGTAATTACCACAGGAGGGTCTGCGATTAAGGCAGCAAAGAAATTAAGAGACGCTGGATACGTAGTCGATAGAGTGGTAGCAATCGTAGATCGCCAAGAGATATGTGATAAATGTAAAACAGGTGAAGCTGATACTGCTATGAAAGATGCAGGTCTAGAATTAGTAAGTCTATATAAATTAGAAGAATTGATCTAATGGAACTTAAAGATACATTAGTTACAGGAGCAACTGTTCTTGCTGTAGGAACTAGTGGCGTTGTTGGTGGCAATCAAGTAATGGATAAGGTTAATAAAGGGCCAGAGAAACGCAGAGATGCCACAGTTGAAAGAGTGATGGCAGAATTGCAACCATATATAGATTCAAGAATTCAACAATTAATTCCTACACAAACTGGTGCTGTGGTTCCTACGACGAAAGCACCAGAATTGGATTATAGAACTAACGTTCCTCAGAGGTAACATGAAAAACATTCCAATACCAGTGCTTACATTTTTAGCAGCACAGTTAGGTGCAGCTGTATGGTGGGGTGCTCAGATAGATCATAAGGTTAAACTTGTAGAAGAAAATAGGAGATACATCCAAGAGGTTGTTATTCCTTCATATGAGATTAGTGATAGTTGGAACAACCCACACTACAATAACTGGTTGAAAGCAGGTGGTTGGAAAGATTAAATGATTCCTTATATTAATACTACAAATCCAACTATACCCAACGTAGGTATTAGAGGGGTTCGTAATATTAATGTGTATATGGCAAATGTAAGGGATTTAGATATTCCAGAGACTAGGATATGGATGAATGAACCACCTCAAGCAGTTCCTGTTGATGTTCCTGTTGTAGTTAATATAGGTAAACCAATCGTTGATATGCCTGGTTGTGTTACCGTTCACAAGGAGAATGTAAAGCAGAGATCAAAGAATAAAATGTTGGTCAATGATGATCCTAAAGGTAATACTACCTTATGTGATTCTGGAATGCCATCATTCCAACCAGTTGACTATCAATCGCAAGGTCTTACATGGACTACTGTTGTGCCTGAAGAACCTGAACCAGATGGCGTAAAGTCTGATGTACCAGAACCACCTGATTTTGAAGCACCATCACCTGACATACCTCCCACACCCGAAACTCCTGTAGATAAGGATTGTCCTGGCCCTAATGATCTACGAGTAGGTGACTATACCACAAGTGGAAACGAAAAGGTCTCAGGACACGAATGGAACGCTGATAAGACTATATGTATTACTTTGTATGAGGATGTAGGTTTTGTAGAGAAGTATCTACCTAGTCCTCAGATTGTGACGACGACTGCGACGATTGCTGTTGTTGCGACGAGCTCTGCCCTACTTGCCAAACCCCTAGCGGATTTACTTCTGAAGGTGATAAAGCCTCTTGTGAAGAAGATTTCTGCCAAGGTAAAGAAAGTCCTTGGAAAATCTGATCCAGTCCTCTCCGTTGCTCAACGTCAAGAGCAGCAGAGAGATCGGAATCAGGCGATTCGGACTCTGAAGAAGGCACTGAATCGTCAGAAGTAACTTCTTGAGATGGTGTTCCTAACTGATGTGTATGATCTGGAAGTGAACCAGGTCTTGCTTGTGTTACTATCACATCAGCACATATAGAAGCATAAGGAGAACGAGGGTGGAACATAATACCCTTCTGTTTTAAATCACCACAGTTTTTAAGACGAGCTAATTCAAAGTCTAATCTTTTATTAGCAACTAACTGAGTGCTCATATCAATTTGTGCTTGTGCGGCCTCATGACATTGCCTTTGTAATTTTCTATTCAGTGGTATAGAGAGAGTAGCAGATAATCCTAAGTTGAAATTTTGATTTGCCTTCATATCAGTGCGAACTGGTTTCTGCCATACTTGTTGACCAGGATTATCAGGTAGACCATCAGGACCATCTACATCAACGGTGATCTCCATAGGCACACCATCTTCCCACCATCTATCAGCAACACCATCACCGTTTACATCATATAGTGGATCGTTAGGATCACTTCTTCTTACTGTATTATACCAAGGTTCCCACGGATAGTTCTTTACTGTGGTAAGAGTTTCTGTAACCTGACCAGTCAAATCTCTCAT